GCAACCTGGACACGGCGCTGAAAAGAAGTCGAAACCAGAGAACGCTGACAATAAAAAATCAACTATTGGAAGCTAAAGAGGACTATAGATGAAGATACTTAATGAACATTTGAGTTTTGACCAAGCTAGAATTGTTGTTGAGTCTGCTAATGAAGGCAAAGATCTTTATATGAAAGGTATTTGCATTCAAGGTGGAGTAAAAAACGCAAATCAGCGTGTATATCCAGTTAATGAAATTAGCAGGGCTGTCACCACTCTCAATGAACAAATTAGTGGCGGCTACTCAGTGTTAGGAGAAGTTGATCATCCTGAAGGACTCAATATAAACCTAGATCGTGTGTGTCATATGGTCACAGAAATGTGGATGGATGGCCCAAACGGTTACGGCAAACTTAAAATTTTACCAACACCAATGGGAGGCCTAGTAAAAACAATGCTTGAAAGCGGAGTGAAACTAGGCGTCTCATCTCGCGGTTCAGGCGAAGTAGACGGTGGTGGTCAAGTAGAAGGATTTGAAATAATCACTGTGGACGTAGTGGCTCAGCCCTCCGCCCCCGGTGCGTATCCAACGCCAATTTATGAACATTTAATGAACGAAAGAGGCGGATACAAGGCATATTTAACTTCGAGAGAGGTCCAAGGCGACAAAAAGGCACAAAAATATTTAAAAGAGAGCTTATTAGGAATAATAAGCAGGCTCCATTAACGAGGAGAAATTAATGTTAGATGCACTAAAATCACTCTTCGAAAATGACGCACTATCGGAAGAAGTACGTTCAGAGTTAGAAGAAGCATGGAACAAGAAGATTAATGAAAATCGACTTGAAGTCACTGCGGAACTCCGTGAAGAATTTGCCAAAAAGTATGAACATGATAAGTCAACAATGGTTGAAGCTATTGATTCGCTTGTTACGGAAAGACTGGCAGAAGAAATTAAGGAATTCTCAGAAGATCGTAAACAATTAGCAGAAGCGAAAGCTAACTTTGCTGTTGCACAACGTAAAAATGCTGAACTAATGAAAACTTTTGTTACTGAGCAACTAGCTACAGAAATAAAAGAACTACATGGCGATCAAAAAGCAATGGCTGATAAGTTTGTTGCTCTTGAAGAGTTTGTAGTTGAATCACTTGCTAAAGAACTTGCAGAGTTTTACGAAGATAAAAAAGACTTAGCAGAAACTAAAGTACGTCTTGTACGTGAAGCTAAGAAACATCTTGATACAGTTAAAACAAACTTTATTAAGAAAAGTGCAAACTTGGTATCTGATACTGTGGGAAGAACTCTTACTAAAGAAATTTCTTCACTCAAAGAAGATATTGAGAAGGCACGAGAAAATGATTTTGGCCGTAAACTATTCGAAGCATTTGCTAACGAATATTCTCACTCCTATCTAAATGAAAAGAGTGAAACTTCTAAACTTCTCAAAGTTGTAGATACTAAAAATCAACAACTAAGCGAAGCAAAGGTTGCGGCGGCCAAGGCAATTAAACTTGCGGAAAAACAGGCTGATGAAAATCGTATGATTAATGAGTCAATTGCCCGCAAAGAAAAAATCGATAATTTGGTTGCACCTTTGAGTGTTGATCAAAAAGAAATAATGATGGATTTGTTAGAAAGTGTTCAAACTTCTAGACTAACGTCTCAGTTTGAAAAGTATCTACCGGCAGTTATCGACGGCAAGAGTCCAACAAAAAAGGCAAAAGTATTGGCAGAGGCAAAAGAAATAACAGGCAACAGAGAAACCGAAAAAACTGATATCTCAGCAAACGCAAGTAATATCATCGATATTAGACGTTTAGCTGGTTTAAACTAAGGAGATAACAATGTCAGAACTACTAGAAAGTCGCTGGCAAGAGACCAAAACAGCACTTCTTGAAGGCCTACAAGGCACAAAGAAAGCAGTTATGTCGTCAACGCTAGAAAATACACGAAAGTATTTGGCTGAGACCGCAACTGCAGGTGCAACCTCTGCCGGTAACATAGCAACGCTTAACCGAGTGATCCTACCAGTGATCAGACGTGTTATGCCAACCGTTATTGCAAACGAAATCGTTGGTGTTCAACCAATGACAGGACCAGTGGGTCAAATCCACACACTAAGAGTACGGTACTCCGATACTGTTGGTTCAGGTGCCTCAGGCGCAGTAGCAGGTGAAGAAGCACTTTCACCATTCAAAATTGCGGAAGCATATTCCGGTAATGCAACATCAGGTAAAGCAGACGCAACTGCCGCACTTGAAGGCGAAGCTGGAAAAAGACTAAGCATTCAGATCTTAAAGCAAACTGTTGAAGCTAAATCACGTAAGCTATCAGCAAGATGGACTTTTGAATCTGCACAAGATGCTCAGTCACAGCATGGTATTGATGTAGAAGCCGAAATTATGGCGGCTCTTGCACAAGAAATTACTGCTGAAATCGATCAAGAGATCCTAGGTTCTCTTGCAACCCTAGCAGGTACAGGTACTGATACATTTAACCAAGCAAGTGTATCTGGTACAGCTACTTTTGTTGGTGATGAGCACGCCGCTTTGGCTGTTCTCGTTAACAGAGCGGCAAACAGAATTGCACAAAGAACAAGAAGAGGCGCAGGTAACTGGGCTGTTGTTTCTCCAGCAATCCTAACTGTACTACAAAGTGCTACAACTTCAGCGTTCGCAAGAACAACTGAAGGTACATTTGAAGCACCAACAAACACCAAAATGGTTGGTACACTAAACTCAGCAATGAAGATATATGTGAACACATATGCGGCTGACGATGATGTACTAGTTGGTTACAAAGGTACAAGTGAATCAGACGCGGCGGCGTTCTATTGCCCATACATTCCGTTGATGAGCAGTGGCGTTGTGCTTGATCCAACATCATTCGAACCAGTTGTGTCTTTCATGACTAGATACGGATATGTTGAGTTATCAAACACAGCTTCGTCTCTTGGTAATGCGGCTGACTACCTAGAGAAGGTAGAAGTTAACAGCGGCAACCTTGCTTTCAGCTAATATTTTTAGCAACATAATAATGAAAAAGGCCGTCAAGGCCTTTTTCTATGAGTAAATACTGCAAGGAGTTTACAATGGTACGTACTGGACAAATATACAAATTTGTTGGCAACAAAGGCGTAATACGCCCTGATAAGTTTGGACAAGTAAGAAAAGATGTTTTGTTTAATAAATCAGAACATACTTTGATCATAGGAGATCGAGTTGAATACGAACATCTTGAAAATAAAGGCAGAATATACGCAATTAATTTAAAAAAAATATAAAAAAAGGTTGACCATTAGTGTTTTATTTGCTATATTATAAACATAGTTAGACGACGGTCTAGTTAGAGTAGTGCAAGGAAACGTGTCTTACCAAGAGGCATAACTTGATTGCTTAGGCGTGGTAGCCAGGTTCAAAGTTTAGCGACCAAGAATCACATCGCCCTCCCGGGCGGAAGTAAGTGCTAGGGGATTTGGAGAATGGTATCTCGGTCGACCTAGTTGGAGGTGAAACCCAAGTCCTCCCTACTCATTATAATCAGAAAGCTCGTTAATTAATTTTAGCGAGCTTTTTGTTATACATTATAACCCATTTTTATTTTTTTCATAAATACTATTGTCAATAGGTGAGCCTCATTAGAGGACTTATGCTAGACCCATAGCGTAGACTTAGAACGTCAAAAAGGAGAAAAACAATGGGAAGACCAGTCAATAAAAGAAATTTTGGTGCAACAGGTACAGCCACACCAACAATACCAATTCGCTTTCATGATGGATCATCATTAATTGAAGGCTATATCGTTTCACAACGAGGAACAAACAAATTTAATTGTTCAAATGATGCAGGCAATATAGCAAGAGTTTGCACACTTACTACAGATGGTAGTGCTCCAAATGCTGATAAAGAAGCTTTGCTTGTTGGAATCGGCACAGGAGGAAATGCTATCAATGTTAAAAAAATGTTCAATAGAACTTGTGTAGACTATGATGGTAATCGATATACTTGGACAGCGGAAGACGACTCAACAGAATCATTGCTACGTTTAACTGCTATCTAAGGAGTTAAATAAATGGCTGAACGTATCAATAATGTAGGTGCAAGTTCTTACAAAATAAAAGTTACAAGCGGCGGCGACATCACATTAGATGTTGGCAACGGCGGTAAAGTTACTGTAAGTGGTGATCTTGATGTTCAAGGTCAAAGCACAAGCATTGGCTCAAGTGAACTAATTGTTGAAGATAACACTATTACTTTAAACAATGGAGAAACAGGTGCAGGAATTAGTCTTGGCACTTCAGGGTTAATTATTGATAGAGGAACAAGGCCAGATGCAAATGTAATATTTGATGAAAGCTTGCAAACGATTGTAGGAGGCACAGCTTACACAGGTAGCTGGGCTTTAAGAGACCAAAACGGAGCAATACAAGGATTGTATGCTTCTAGTATTAGACCAGATCCTAGTAGTGCAAATAATTTAACACTTTTAGGAAGTGGATCAAGCATTGTTACAGTAACTGGCACAACAGATTATGAAAAGAATGTTTATCCATATACAGGTTCGGCTATCACGCCTAATCCAAGCCAACCAAATAAATTATCTTTAGCTAATGACGATGATGCATTAGTAAATGCAAAGTTAATGGAAGATTATATTTTAGGATTTTATACTTACAATTTCCAAAATAGAATTGACAGAGGCGAATCAACAAAAACATTTGTACAAACTTATGATTTTGAAGAAGATGCAACAACAAGTAGAATTGAATTTGGTGTCGACGGAACTAATATAGCAACTATGTTTGAAAATAGATTTGATATAGGTAACTTATCTCTATCCGGCGGCTCGCTTACATCTCAAGATACAAATGGTGATGTTGAATTAAAAGGATCTGGTACTGGAGTGGTTAAGATTACTACACCAACTACAATTACACAACAGAGCGATCCTGCTGTTCCAACTGATGGAATTTCTTTGTACAGTAAACCACTTGCTGATGGAGGCACTGGTTTATTTTTTGTAAATCAGGATAGCACACAAGATGAAATTGCAAGCAGAAATAAGGCATTACTTTTTAGTATAATTTTTTAAAAGGACGAAAAAAATGGCAATAGTAAATTCATTAATATCAACTACAGATACAACATTAATTACTGTTCCTGCTGGCAAAAAATATGCTATGACTACAATATTAGTTTGTAATAATGCTACCGACGATGGCACTACAGCAAATGATACAACATTTGATATGCACGTGATTAAAAGCGGTCAGAGTAGAAATAATACAAATATAGTTTTAAATGATATACCAGTTACAGCATCAGACACTTTTACATTTAATGTAGAAAGGATTATTTTAGAGCAAGACGACAGAATTGTGTTTGTAGGTGCAAACCCAACGAATTTAAGTGTTACAATAAGTTATTTGGAAGTATAAAGAATGGAATATTTTAAAAGGCAGAGTTTACATAAGAGGACAATAGGCGATACCAGTGTCACTCTAACTGCTGACGGTGAAGTATTAATTCAACCTGAAGGAGCTAAAACAACAGTTACTGGAGACTTAATTGTAACTGGTAATGCTACTGGTCCGGCTACAACTGACATTTTATATGTTACACAAGATGGTAATGATAACAATGATGGTAGAAGCATGGGCAAAGATGGAGCCAAGGCTACAATTAAATCAGCTGTTGCTTCTGCTTTACCAGGAACAACTATTATTGTAGGGCCAGGTGATTATTATGAATCAAATCCAATTACATTACCTGATTTTGTTACAATTAGAGGTGCAGGTGATTTAAGAAACACTAGGATTTTTCCAAGAAATAATACACAAACAATTTTTTATATGGGCAACGGTTGTTACCTACATGAATTAACATTTAGAGCTTTGAGATATCCAGGATGGTGTGTTGAAATACGTCCAGGTGCAAGAGTTACTACATCACCTTATGTACAAAATTGTACCAATATGAATGGACCTTGGTTAAACGATGGTACAGAATTTATTCCTTTTGAAACAGTACAAATTGCTGGAATTACTCCAACTGCTAAACCATTAATGCTTGAAGACTATCCAGACTTACCATTTGACAAGCAAATTAACGATACCGGCGGCGGTGGAGGATTGTATGTTGATGGTAATTCTTACGATCCAACATCATTAGTTTTCAGCTTTGTTGCTGATGCATTTACACAAATTTCTCAAGGTGGTATTGGATTTTGGATTGACAACTTTGGATATACACAGATTGTTAGTTGTTTCTCTGTGTTTTGTTCTGTTGGCTTTAAAGCCACAAATGGCGGCTACTTATCAATTTCAAACTCCGTTTCAGATTTTGGTTTAAAAGGCATAGAGTCTGATGGATTTTTCCCACAAGCATATACTACAACTCGTGCAGAACAAAACTATTACAGTACTGTTGCAAGTGTAACAATACAAACTGCAGGTGCCGGATATACAAGTGCGCCTGATGTGTCTATTGAAGCACCATCATTGGGTAGTGGTACTCAAGCTACTGCTACTGCTACTATAGATGCAACAACAGGTAAATTAAGTGCAATTACTATTCAAAATGCAGGTAGTGGATATACAAGCACACCGTTAATAACAGTTAGTGGCGGTGGTGCATCAGCACAAGCTACAGCTATAGTAAATCTAGCAAAAAATATAACAATTAGAATTAATAGTTTACGTGATAAACCACAAACAGGAAGTATAATAAAATTTGAAGCAGATCCTACGTATTATTATATCACAGGTAATACACAGATAAATCCTCCTTTTATCTATGACGAAACTGTTTGTAGACGTGATCTCAAAAGGATTATTGACGCAGTAACCTCAGATATTGTACTAGGAACATCTTATCAATCACAAGCGGCAGGAACAAGTTATTTACGTAGTACATCAAGCAAAGTATTGTCAGACCAAAAAGCACCAACAATTTACGGAATTGAACAAGCTCGCGATGGTATGAAAGCACAAACTACAAATCTTGCAATGGAAGAAAACATTGATTATCTGTTCAATATTATTACTAGCACAATTAGTGAAGGCGATAGTAGTGTTCAACCAGACAACAGTAATGATGTAGCGGCTACATTTAATGATTTACAAACTATTGATCCTGCTAAAATACAAGCTAAGAATAATATATTAGAAAATAGAGAATTTTTAGTTGAAGAAGTTTCTGCATACATAAATGATCAGTTTACTGAACTAAGTTATAATCAAGCAACATATACTGAAAATATGACCACGTTAATCGATGGTATAGAAATGTTTGCAACATTAGAAAGCAATCAGCAAGTAATAAGAGCCGCACAAGAATTTGAACTTAGAACAAGATTTAAACCAATGTTGTTGTCAAGTTTTAGATACTTGAGCGACAAGTTTGAAGCATTGTCAGCAGTAGCGGCAAGTAGCATTGCATTACAAAATGTTAAAGAAGGTTTCAATCAATTTATGAATATTATTGACGATGGTGATAGTTCTGCTAATGTTATTGTATTTCCAGAACACGCTGGAGTTGACAATAATAGAGCTGATGCAAAAGACCAAGTTATTGCAAATAAGAACTTTTTAATAGCAGAATTTAAAGCATTTTTGTCAGCAGAAGTTTCTGGGTTCTCATATGATGATGCAAAATATACAACAGATTTAGAAAACATAATAGACGCGGCCACATTTGATGTGCTTTATGGTGGAAACAGTAGTACAGTCCAAGAAGCAAAATACTACTTTGCAAATGGTGCTGGTGGTGTAGCTTTTTCTACACTTGCTCCAGTGAATAGAGCGGCAATAGTAAACGCTTTTGCAAGATTAAGATTTGTAATACAAAGAGTTGTAAGAGGTTTAGCTGTTACACCAACTTCTGGAAACGGTGTTACTCAAGACTTCAGTAGTAATAATGCCACACAAAGTGAAGCAGATTTCTTAGACACATTAATATTCAACATACAAGATATGATTGATAATTTAACATTATCAAGATTACCAGCTACAC